TGTTTCTTGTAAGGTTTATCTCAGATACCCTTATGGCATCTTCGATCTCTGCGAGTCTGTCAGCAGGAATCTTAGCAATCCGAACATCTCTTCTGAAGTCTCTCAAGCCGTCCATGTCCTTCTCAAGCTCCTGTATGTAAGGCTTGATGGTCTGTAGCTTACCCCCCCTGCCTTTCAGGTACTCAGCCATATCATCCATTCTACCTTGTCTTTCTAGGTAGTTGATAGTTCTGGTTGAGGTCTCCACTTCCTTCTTCAGATCATAGTAGGCGTTAACAGTTCCAGAGCCTAGCTTGTTAGACATGAATCGCCTGAATACTGGCATCTGCTCAAGCCTCTTGGAGGCTTTAATATCGTCTCCTTCACCATGCATGATCGCGTCTATCGCCATCACAATGTATGTCCCAATGGTTCCTGTATAGCCCCTGATGTAGTTATCCAGAACTACAGGAGATGCTCCCGTCTCTTTGCCAACGGTCTTGGCAAGAAGGGATGTACTAGGTTGAGCTTGGTATCTTGTAGCCAGACCTTCCATGCCCCTGCCTACCACCTCTTGACCGGTGAAGAATGAGTAGTCAGCTATATGCTCAACAATAGGGACAAACGCATGAGGTATAGGATTCATGACCAATGTAGAGGTCAGGTTCCTGAAGATGGATTTCTTTAGATCGGTCCCAGTATCTGTACCAAAGAAGCTCTCCAGTATCCGCTCAGGGAATACCTTGAACATAACTCCCAGCTCGAATGGGATCGGTATCTTAGCTCCACCAAAAATCCAGTTGTTATCTCTCTCTTCTTGGGTTGCTGTCTTGTATTCTTCTGTATCTGAAGCAAGCATCCAATACATCACAGACAATGAAAACATTGTCATGGATCTGGTGATAAATGCCTTCTGTTGAGCCTCACGATTCGCTGTGGCAGACTTTCCGAAGCCTGTCCTATACAAGACATCCATCCCCTGTATCCGTGCGTTCATGAACGGTACAAGCGCAGTTATAATTCTGATGAGAGCAGAGTTACCCTTCCGGCTGAAGTTCATTATCTCCAGTGCTTGATACAAGGCTTCTGCCTCATTGCCCCCGGTGGACTCCATCGTTCTCTTGTAGATCTCTGCGCGGGTTGCCACATCAGAAGCATGTGATCCCTTGTCCAGCATCTCCCATACCTTAGCCCCCGGTAGGAGGGCGGTCTGCAGAATGGTGCGCTTACCCGTCCGCTTGCGGAGTTCCTTCTCAACTTCTTTAGCTGAGGACTTGGTGTCCCCGCTAAAGTCATAGCCTGAGAATAGACCGGCATCTGATAACGCTTTGGCTTCTGGTGATTGCCCAGAGATAACCTTTCCGTACTGCTTGAAGGTATCAAGTATAGGGGTGATGTTAGCGCCTGATGTAACCCATGCCTGCATGGAGTCACGCACCATGTTTGCCATCATGTATCCGGGGTCTTTGGTAACCATAGACCGGAGGAAGTTAGCTGGGGCTGCGAGGATATCAACAAAGGGCAGATTAGGTAGGTTTAGACCTCTCAGAGATTCAACCAGTAATGGATCGTTTACCTTGTAATACTTGGTAACGCCTTCTTGTTTGACTGTAACTATGTCAAGACCTGCCGTTCCCGCTGGGACTTCCTGACCCTGCCCTATCTTGACGATGTCTCTAACTACCCGTTGACCAGCTACATTTTTCATCCCTGCTTCGATAGCTGCACGGGCATTCCTAACCACTGTCTCTAGGAAGTCAGCCAGTGGAGCCTCTCCGCCCTTCAGTTCTTTAGGCTTTGTTACCCCTGCAATGGATGAGAATATAGATGGAGCTGAGATACGCTCTCCATCCATCTGACGGTAGAAAGGAATGTAGTCCCAGTTCTTAGTCCACAGCTCTGCCTCTTTAGCTGAGATAACACCAGTGTCCTTCATGAACTGGACCAGACCGTTGTTGTATTGCTGGTACTCAGCAAAGACTGTCTTGAACTCAGGGTACTGTCTCTCTAGTGAGTTACCTAGAGAGATGTCTTCCTTGGTGAAGTTGTATTCTCTGCTGGTAGAGACTAGGTTGCCGTTGGCATCCATCTTCTGTTCATACAACAACCTGCTTCCTCTGCGGGTTCCTGCGTAGAACTGGAATAGCTGAAGGATGTTCTGAGGAGAGCCAGCCTTCATAAGAGGCTCTAAGATAGGTATCAGTCCCCTGACTTCATCAGAGACCTTAGTAAAGCCATTCTGGTATTTAGGTATCCCATTCATGAAGGATGAGGCAGCAACCCCTGCAGCCCGATCAGAGAACAGGGCTGCGGCTATGGCAGAGACATCAGCAAAGGATTCTGCATCTCCAAACCTCTTAGCTACATCTCTAGTGAGGTTCTCTATAGCTTCGTACTTGTTAATGAATGCTTGTCTGGCTCTGGTAAAGCCTGTAGGGGAGATAGCCTCTGCTATCCTCTGAGCTAGTCCAGCGGTCTTCCTAACGGTAGTGGTACGGTTAACAGCCTCATCCAATGCTGACATAGGTTGAGCTGCACCCTGCATGGCTGATGGGGCATAGCCAGCTCTACGAGAGAGTCTAATGTTGCCCTTTAGGTCAGAATATTCTCCGGTATTTCCAATGGCGGATTTTATCTGGCTAGGGCTGTTCAGCACAATCCAAGTGTCGTCACTCAATACGACTCCGTCATACCCAGCCTGACGTAACTTATCAAACTCGATACCCTGACCTTTCTTGTAGTTTTCTTTAGCGGCACTAAATATTTTGGCGTTAAAGTCCTTGCCCTCTGTAATGTATGGATTGGTTATCTTTAAATACACAGGGATCACTCGGCTTGCCCTGTTTATTGCCTCAACCTTTCCGTTGACCCATTTATGCGTATCGCTATCATTAGTAACTGCATAGCCGGACGCATCGGATGCTGAAGTAGTAAACCAAGCTCCGTTACGCGGGACTTTAAATATACTGAAGTCAGTGTCTTTAGATGTTCCGGTGTAAAGCAACAAAGGTCTGCCTTCTTTATCTGTTGCCTTGCTGTCACCAAACCATTTAAAAAAGTTTTCTGTCCCAGCTTCTGTTGGGTGGATTGGCTGACCCTTGCTGTTCTCCCTACGGGAATACCTGACATCATCATTGCTGCGAGAGAATGCTCCGGTATTGCCTACAGCAGACTTAACTTGGTTCTCTTTGTATACAGCTAGGTTCTTGCGACCGGATTCTTTAGCATAGAATGAATCAAACCCAGCCGCTTTGATAGCGCTCTGTATGTCCGCATCTTCTATATACCCCCAGCCGCCCTCGGAAATTCGCATCAATTCGTACTCTCGCGCACCTTCTGGGTTCGTTATATCGCCATACTTTTGGTCTACCGCTGGCTTAATGAGTTCAATATGAGCTGGGTTTTCATAGTCAAACGGATTCTCTGCCCTTGCATACACAGGCATGATGTTCTCTGCGCCCTGCAGACCATGATTTTTCAGCCAGTCTTTAGAGCGTGTAGCGAACGAATCCGCAAACTCAGGATCATCCGTTAAGAAGATTGCATTGGCTTGCTTGGGTTTGAATATCTTTATGTTACGAGCTGTGCCATGATAGTAGACCTTCGGAGTCCCATCTGCGTTTACTGCTTTGGACTTACCGAACCACTGCTTGAATGCTGGGGTTTCTGTTTGTCTGCGGGAGAACTTGGCTCTGGTGAGAGAGTCTTTTACGTTAGTCCCAGCCAAGAACTCTTTAACCTGTTTCTGATTGTCAGGAACTATGAACAGAGAGGCTCCATCCATCTGCTTTAGGTTGCGAGTTACCAGACCACTGTATGTATCTGCATCTACATTGATGCATCCAAATGAATACCTAGAGTCCTCTCCGCCTTCTTTCTTTAGAGCGGCTACACGCTGTTGAGCATCCTTCTCTTTAGTCCATACGGAATGGAGAATGGTGACACTTGCCTCTCCACCCAGCGCCTTGTCTAAAACAAATACCTTGCCATGCTTGTACTCTCCGGCGGTCTTGGCTTCTTCTGTGCTACGGGATGCGTCACGCAGTCCTAACGTAAATAGCCCTGCTGGGGTGTACTTGCCTGTGCCGGTATAAAGATCACCAATGTCCTTGCCTACCAGAACCTTCTTCTGCAAGAACAGGGAGCCATCTGGATTGAATACAAACATCCGTGCATTAGGCTTATCCATGATAAGCATGAAGTTATCTCGTGCCAGCAGATCATTCTTTATCTTTGGGTACAGAGCCTCATAAGCCTCTAGAGCTGCATCAGACATGTTTGTCTTAGCCTCTGCTGGAACCTTTAGCTGCTCACTAACAACTGGAGCGGAGTACACCACCACATCATTTTGCTGACTGACAAAGCTAGGATTAACAATCATGGCTACAGCCAGAACACCGGCATGTATCTGTGCAATGATGCTTCTAATCGCAGCAGAAATAGCTTGCTTGCCTTTGGCAGCAAAGGTAATTACATCAGCTTGTATACGAGCAAAGAATGCAGGGGTGTTGCGATCCTCGCCATAATGGTTCTCTAGCGTTACCTTCTGATCTTCGCTTAACTTGGATACAGGAGCTGACAGCATAGCCTTCTGCTTGTCAGTTATTTCGGTGAACTCGCCTTCGTAGGTGCTGGGGACTTTATTACCTTGAACTTGTGTGCCACCAGCTTCGCTCCCTCCAAATATTTCGCCACCATCTGTTTCGATTCCAGCATTTCTTTGCTCCTTGATAAATTCATCTATAGCTTTATAAAAGGATTCAATGGAGTTTTGGTGCAGGTCAGCAATTTCGTCAACCTTTTCAGGGCTAATGGCAATTGCTCTTGCTAGTAACTCTTCGTTTACTAGAGCTTCTGGAGTTACTGGGATGCCAACGACATCTAGAACATCTGGACTGACTGCTCCATAGAACTCCTCTCCTCTCTTCTTGGCAGCAGCCTGAGCTTCTTCAAATAGCTCCTTCTCTTCTTCCTGCCTCTTATACAGAGCAGCGTCAGCAGCATCATCCATGTTCTCCATAGATAGGTGCGGACTACCGCCATCAAACTCTTCTCTCAGTCTGTCTGCCAATAGCCTAGCTCCGCCATCTACACCCTCAGTTTCTTCCGGGGTGAAGTAACCATACTGACCAAGATTCAGCGCCAGATCACTTAGATCTGTAGTCCCATTCTTAGAGAATAGAGAACCAACAAACGGTAGATTCTGATTGCCCTTCTTATCTCCAGTCAGATCAGGGCGTAAGCTGACGTTGATACCGCCCATCTTGATAATAGCTTCGTTCATGGTGTCAGCAGACAATATGACCTTACGAGCCTTAGCCAGCTTCTTCATCTTGACTGACTTGTTAACTGTTGGCTTTTCTACCTTAACGACTGGCTCTGCTTTAACTGGCTTAGATTCTTCTTCTTTAGCAACCAGCTCAGGTTTAGCCATTGAGATCTGCTTGGTAGAAGATATCTGTGCTGGCTGCTTCCCTTCAGTAGAGAACTCTCCCTCAAATGTATCTGAGAGGAGCTTGAACTTGTATCCGGTTGCGTCCTTAACTAACTTGTAAGCTCCAGACCCAACCTTCTCTGGCTTCCCTTCTCTAGCCCTTACCGCAGTACCCTTGGTCTCAATAGTCTTGATTGCTGGCTTGGCTACTGGCAATGGAGCTGCGACCTCTATAGGGGCTTCTGGAGCATCTGCAACAGGCTCTCTCTTACGACCAACAGAGACTCTCTCTGTGATCACAGGTTTGATCGGAGCCATCTCTCCACCGGAGCTAACGCGACCGAAGATGCTTGAGTGCGTATCGAACCCCAGACCTTCAATAGCGTTACTCAACGCTTCCATGAATGTCTTGAGCTTGCTGAACAGAACGCCTATAAGACCTGCCGGAGGCTTGGTCTGATCGAAGTCAGAGAACGCATCCGCAATAGCTTCTTCAAGCTGCTCATCAATATTTAGATCTGCATAACGCTCAGGGATATTGTATTTCTTGACCCATTCAGACTTAGCCTTGTTCTCTAGAATGCGCCACTGCTCTTTTGTAAAGAAGCCTAGTTCTTTAAGAGCGTGGATACCCTCATGCCTAAGCACCCTGATAGGGTTCTTGGCATCTAACGCAATAGATATAATCTTCTGTGCATACTTACCGTCAGCACCGCCACTCTCAATTGCATGTGCAATATTTAGTCGCAGGTCTCCAAGACCTAAGCGACTCATCAGCGGACGTAAATGCCTGTCTAATTCTTCTGCCTTTTGTTTGAAGCGACCAGTAAATATTCCTGCGCTGAGTAAGACTTCTTCTGCCTTTTCTTTCCCGCCAGTCTGAATAATACTTATCCCCGGCTCCTTCCTCTGCCGCTGGGCTAGTTCATTCTGAGCTATGACACCTAGCTTGCCGGTGTATTTCTGTAGCTCTTCTTCTGGCATACGGGACAGGGCATGAGCCTGAGCCTTCTCCGCCGTATCAAAGGCAGCGATAGGCTGGTTACCTTCATATACAGTATGGACATCTTTGGTGGTGATCTGCTGACCCTTTGGCTCGACTACCAAAGGCTCGACCAAACTGGCTGCGGTATTGTTTAAGGTCTCTGCCTTTGCTTGATTAGCTTGCGTCTTAGCAGCCACCTCAGATGCCTTCTGTTGGAAGGCAAGTGTATTGGATTCCCCTCTAGCAGCCATTGCATCTAGATCGGTCTGAGCCTTGTCGGTCTCTTTGGAAAGAGCTGCGGCTGCTTTCAGGCTCCTGTCAGCTTGAGCTTGACGGGCAACAGTAAGGGCAGCGACTCTTGCATCAGCAGCATCCTGAGTTGGATGCTCTTCTATTGCTCCAGCAGACGACTTGATAACATATGACTCCGGCTGGATGCCTGACTCAACAGAACTCTTACGAATGTCGGGACCGGCTTCTTTGTTAGCGTTAGGGACATGGACAGAGATACTAGTCGTTCCATCGGGAGCTGGGTACGACTTAGCAAACAAGTCACCCCTGCGTATTGCCGTGTGCATCAATGACTCAGCATCAGTGTCATTCTTCAGTCCAGAATGTTCTTTGATCTGAGAGATGGTGTCATCTAATGTAAGAGCGTTGTCTTCTGGATGAGCTGCGTTCAAATTCTTGATTGTGGTGTCGTACTGCCCCTCAGAGAATCTGGTAGCGCTTGTGCCGGGATGCAGCTCTTGAGGCGTAGTTGAATCAGGCAGACGATAAACAGCGGTGTAGGCAGAAAAGAGCTGAGGTGCGCTCATTCCCTGAAAGTCATCAAGACCTGTAGCCCTACGGAGGAAATCTTTAAAGCCTTGTGAGCTAGGATCTACATTCTTCTCAGCAGCCAGACTAAGCACATCATTTATGTGCTGTGGAATATTTGCTGCATCCGCCTCTGTACCAGCATAGCCAGTCTTCTTTGCGACTAGACCGCTGATGTCCGCTTGAGACATACCTGAGTCTGCTAAGTCTTCTATAGAGAATGACTTTAGCTTTGGCTTATTCTCTTCTGCCCTTTTTGCATTGATGGCAAGAATATTAGCAGGATCTAAATCACCCTCTGAGAAGTTGCCTAGAGGATTGTAGATTGGATGCTTGGCTTGTGACGGAGTCATCTGCTCCTTGGGAGCAGGTAGAGCAAGTAATGGAGAGATACCTAGAGCCGCATCAGTCTCAGCTCTCTTCTTGGCTGTCTCAGCCTTGACCTCTTCCATCTGCTTTGCTAGATCTTCATCGCTCTTCTTCTTCTGGCTTATTTGGTAAGCCCTTTTTATATCTTTTCTTAACGCAAGATCAAGACCTAGCTGCGCTATCGCTCCAACTCCACCGCCCAATGCTGCCTCTTTAAGGGCTGATCCACCGATCTCTTGCTCAGGGTTGTATATCTGCTGGGCTATAACGTCCTGTATAGCACCTGATCCAGCTTCCTGTGCCGCTTCAATGCCAGCTTGCTGTAGCGCTCTCTTGCCAAAATTCTTAACGCCCTCAAATCCTGCGGTCTGGAATCCTTTGGTAAGACCCGTATCAAGACCCTTTGTAGCTCTGAATAGATTTTGTACCGGGAGGAGTTCTGTTAGTCCTGCGGGAACACCGGCAACTAATGAGCCAAACTCTTCGCCGGGGGTGACTGTTTTGCCTTCGGCACGAGCAGCCTCTACTCTGTTACGAGCCTCTTCAGCTCCCAGACCCGCTGTCTGGGCAACAGCTATTGGGGTGGCTGCTTTAGGAGCTAGACCTGTGGAAAGCCTGCCTGCGGTTCCAAAGCCACGAGCGATAGCCTGCGGACCGAATACTGACAGGAATGAGCCTAGACCATGAGAGAGCTGGGAGCCGTAGCCCTCATCTGTCGGGGCTAGGGATTGCTCTGTTTCTGTTATTTTCTTGCCAAAGCCCGTCTCAGCAAACGGCTTCATCTCTGGATTGAGATAACGCAACCCAGTATATGGCAATGCACCAAGACCACCAATAGCGGAAACAATTCCAGACCCAGCGCCCTTTAAGATATTCTTAGGTGCGCTTAGAGCTTGATCTAAAGCTGTGGGAGGAGGAGGGAATGCATCTGGATAGGCAACCTTTGCAAGCTCCATGCCTTTAGCAGGCGAGACTCCGTCCGCTACCCATGCCGTAGTACCGTCTGGTAGAGTTATTAGATGCGGCATTTATTGGGTCTGACCTAAAGCCTGTCCCGGATTCCTGTTCATTGGCGGAGGCGCAGAAGCAGACGCTCCGGGGATGCCCGCCAACTGTTGATACACTGCTGCAAGTTGCTGGTCATATGTTGGATCGGCAGTCGAAATTCCGCTTTGCATTAGCTTGCTTTGTGCAAGTTTAATTAATGTTGGGTTTCCAATGTTAGCTTTAAGCTGCGCCACCAAGACTTGTGGCGCTCCCGCTCCTTGAGCTGCGGCTCTAGCATCATTAAGATCAGCGGCAGTCAAAGATCTTTGACCGCTAGCTATCAATGAATAATATTGTGCCGGACCCAATGCTTTTTGTAGCGCAAGCTGTTCCGCTGCTATTTCATTTGCCCTTGAATGAATATTTGCATTTGCCCCATAAGAAAGATTTTGTGATTCAGTCTGAAATTTTTGATTAGCAATCTGCTCTTTTTGAATACCCCTCTCAAGCATCTTCTGACCAGCCTCAAACTTCCCTTGATCTTGTAGGATCTGAGCCTTAGCTAAATCTTGTCTTGCTTGGGTCATTAGGTCTTCCCCGCCACGAACATCTTTCATGCTCTGACGGTAAGCTAACATTCCTTCTTCTGCGCCTTCGCCAAAATAACGACCGGGAGACTTGGATTTTAGAACCCCAATACCAGCCATCATAAGGGCTTCGTTCAGAGCGGACTTCCTACGGTCTTTAAGATTCTGGGTGCGAGAGCCTAGTTCTTTTTCTACAGACTCCAGTCTGTTGGGAACTGCTGTCGCGTACCGTTCCTCTCCTGACTTGGCGATTGCCGCTTCTTCTGCTGCAGTAGGGGCTGATGGAGCTTTTATACCCTGAAAGATCTTCATGTAATCAGTCCCAGCGCCACCACGAGAAGCTGGCAGAGAGTATGGGGGCGGAAGCGGAATATCTGCTTGAGCTGCTTTTGCTACTGGATCTGATTTTGCAGGGATTTCGGCAACAGGAGTATTAATGGATGTTGGTATTGTTGATCCACTTTTTGTCTGAACGGTCTCTACTGCTGGCAGCTCACCTTGTGCAAGAGCCTTAGCCCTTGCAGCTCTTTCATCCCTTTTTTTATTTTCGAATTTAAGCCTAGCTATGGCTTCGTCTTTGTTTCCAAAAAAAGCAGAAATTGGGCTAGGGGTATCGTAGTCAGCAACAACAGAAGGATCTTCACCAATAAAAGCGCCTTGCTGGAATCTCTTAACATCACCACCCTCATTGAATGCAACCAACCCACCACTAGCCATACGCTTACGGGGAGAAGCCATTGCATCTGTAGCGGCTAATGAACTAGCCTGTGGGGTAGCCATCAGACCAGCAGCAGGCATCTGAGGTATCTGCGGAGGCATCTGAGGAGGCAGGGGCATCTGAGGAGGCAGAGGCTGTTGTTGTGGTGCTGGCTGTTGCATTTGAGCAACAGCAGACATCATCTGTTCCCTATTAGGGTGAGTCAGATCTTCTACAACGGTAGACTTAGGATCATTCTTCAGCGCCCTGTCTCGCATTCCTTTGCGTCTAGTTAACTCTGAGATGACCAGATATGCTGGGTAAGCGCCTGTAGGCTGCTGTACCTCATTCATCAGGTAATGATCAGGAACGTCCTTTAGGTTGTTTGAAAGCTCTATGAGATTCATGACTTCATTCCTTCTCTAGCAAGACCAGCGGCTAATAGACCAGCCCCGCTCATCTGCTGGGCTAGACTTGGTTGAGCTTCATATACTGTCTTGCCGCCTGTAGCAGCAAGATTTGAACTCCCACGCAACAGATCAGACATGAACCCAAGCTGTTTATACGGGTACGCCTTTTGCTCTATGTAGTTCTGATAAGCGATCTCAAGAGCTTGCTGTTGTTGCTGTTGGTTCATAGCACCAAAGGCTTCTTGAGCTTTGGCTAGGTCAATCCCTGCTGTCTGCGTCTGAGCGCCTAAGTTACCAAGACTTGTGGCTGCGGTGATAGCTTGGTTAGATCCTTGTAGACCAGCGGTTGTCCCGAACTGCCTAGACTGCTCTGCAGCCTTTTGAGCGTCCATAGACAACTGAGCATCTCTGGCTGCTGATGACTCACCAAAGGTTGAGCCATACTGTCTAGAGGCTTCTGCGGCTTTCTGAGCATCCATCATAGCCATTTGATTAGCTAGTTGAGCCTGAGTGCCATACTGAAGGTTCTGCCCTTGTGCTGTCATAGCACGACCTTGGTCGCGTTCAAACTGTGCTTGTGCGTTCTCATATGCAGACTGAAGACCTTGAGCCTGTATGCCGCCTAACTGAGACCCTAACGCCCTTTCTCTTTCTGTCTGACCAATAAGCTGTCTAGCTCCGCCGAATGTACCTTGACCCGCAGCGGCTAGGTTTGCATTCTTCTGAACAATCTGTGCATCCCGCATTGCCATAATTTTCTGCTGATCTACAACCGCCTGCATGTAAGGAGAGGTGTACTGCGCTACTTGATCCGCACCAAAGGTAGAGGATGTTGCTCTCTCAGGGGTGACTGTAGCTGCGTTAAACGCTGTAGGCGAATAAGACCTTGTTGCGTAGTTAGTTCCAAATCCTGAAGGGGCATAGTTACCAGCGCCTAGACCCGCTACCCCGCCTGCTGTAGCCATATCTGTTGCTGTGCCAAAGTTAGCAGAAGGAGTCATTGCTGCCGCAGACCCTCTAGCAGCCATTTGCTCTGGGGTTGCTAGAGCAAGTCGATCTCCCTTGTATGCCTGATACGGAGCGCCCGGAGCGCCTTCTGGATTAACGCCAGTTATAGCTCCTGCCTGCCCCAGCATCGCTTCCATGTATGGCTTGGCGTATTCTGGTACGGATACCTGAGATGTCTGGGTAGGCATTGGAGGGGGTGATCCACCGCCCTCTAGGGTCATACCCCTTCTGCCGCATCTTGGTTTAAACGCTCCCTCTGGGAGCATTGAGAAATGGTTATATATCATGCTGTCACCTATTTAAAGAATCGTTGGAACGAGATGCTTTGTACTTCGTATCCATACTTCTTTATTGCTCTTGACCATCCCGGTCTGCCAGTGAATTCTATCCCCACACATCCTGCAGCCTTTGCGTAGCCTTCTGCTAACTCCTGCATCTTGTCAGATACTTGCTCCATTACATGTGGCTCCATCGCACAGTACTGAATAGCAAACATCTTACATTGATGATACTGCTTAACCTCAGTTATCAAGTGACCGTATATATTCTGGTCATCCATAACTACCCACAGTTGCATTTGACGGGAGAGGATGAATGACAGTATATCGTCAGCGGTCGCTCTCCCCATCGTCCATTCTTCTGATACCTTCAGATACGGTAGAATCTGCGGGAGGATGGAGCAAACCATTCCCGGTGGGACTAATGACAGGTCCATCATCTAGGCAGATACTTTGCTGCGTTGATTTGAGGAGACTGCCTCTTGCGTCCAGTTCTTTCTTGTCTAATCTTATCCATCATTGCGTAGAGCTTTTCTGCCCCTGCCTTGCTTGATCCGTTCCCTATGTGGGAGACAACGTCTGCCGGTATGACAAACTCTCCATCAGCCAATCTAGCTGGCTGCTTGGTCCCTATCATAGCAGGTATGTCGTCACTCATCCCATCTCCACGACCACTCAGGAAGTTACCGCCTCTATGTAGGCTTAGTAAGCCACCTTGAGCTGCTTTGTATGGAGTGCCTGCGGTATAGCTGCTTGAGTATCTAATCTTCTCTCTACCGCTTGGATCTGCTTCTTGTTCAGAGGTATCTTCTTCGGAATAGGTGTAGGGGCGAATCATTGTTTCTGAGATTGGATTCACCCCGCTACTTGGAGGCATCATCTGCGCCAGACCTAGACCGCCCATAGCAATATTGAGCTTGTTATCCATTACAAAATCACCAGCCTTGTCTAGAAAAGACTTCTCAACTGGTGTTTTTGTAATGGCAGGCTCATATGCAGTGCCTACGCCTCCAAAAGCGTCTGCGCTTGCTTGTCTCTGAGCGGCTGCATTCATGCTTTCGTTAATTCCTCCAACATCCCCGCTCATGTTGAGCGGACTTGACTCTGCCTTAACGGCAGCGTCAAAAGTGTTCATTGGCTTGGTTGGAGCCTTGACCACATCAGTAGGGCTGATGGATTTGCCATAGTTCATTGGACTGGCTTGAGGAGAAATGCTTCTAGGTATTGGCTTTGGCTCTGCTACAGGATAAAGGCTTGGCTGTGCGAGAGGCGGCTCAGGGATTGCGGTAGGCTTAACTATGCTCCCGCTGCTTCCTGCCTTTGGTACTAACTGAGCAATACCCTCTCCTGCAACTGTCGTTGCGGCTGGGACTGCTAAAGTCCCCAGTCCGCCCACGGGGGCAACAACACCCGGAGCGATACCACTGGCGGCTCCTGACAACAGAGATGCGGTAGAAGGCATAGCCCCGCCAATTCCGGCGGCGGTGGGAATGGTAGCAGCTATAGCGGTTCCAGCGGCGGTAGCGGCTGCAGCGGCTTGTGCTGCCACGGCTGCTGCTGCCACTTGTGCTGCTGTTGTTCCTGCCATTGCTGCTGCTGCCAGCGCCTCTGCTGCTGCTATTGATCCTGCTGCTGCTAGGAAAGACATAATTGGTTTCCTTTATACTGCAAAAATTCTTGATAACTGCCGATAGTTAATTCATCCTCGGCTTTGTTTACCTCGGTTTCTTCTGTCCCGCAAATTGTTGTCCATACAGTATCTTCGTGCGTGAACCCAGCGCGTTTGATGCCAGCCGGTGACTCGAACATATCGCCTGATTTTAGACGCTTCCAGCCGTCCTCAGTCAATACTGAAATATCACCCTTGATGACAATATTCACCTGCTTGAATTTGTGCATCTTACCGATAAGAATAGAACCCTTTGGCGCTGTCATTTCACGGACGTAGACTTTATTACCGAAGCAATGGCGCAGCGGAACTTCAACTTGTGGCATCTGCTTTAATGCGGCTTCAATGACAAACAGCTTTTCGATCATGTCTCCGCTCATCGCGCTTAGGGTAGAAGTAAATTCTACCATCTCGCTCGATATAGTCTGGGGGTCTATTAGCTGCATAGTTACATTATCCTCGCCTGCATTTAAACGTCAAGGTATTGCTGATACAAACTGCAATGTAGCTATGACCCCGGGGGACTGAGGGACAGCAGGGCTAGTCCCGCTTGCAACTACAGCAGGTATGGTATCGATACTTAATGTCGTATCATTTCCATGCCACATGATCTCTACAAAGTCAGCAGCCGCTAATTGGATCATATAGTTTAAACCGGCAATGAGCCGCCCATGTATCCCGCCATGACTGCTAGGCACTGTAAAAACACTAGCACTATTGGCTATGCCTGCTCCAGTAGGGGTGGTCGCATTCTTTCTAAACCATATCTCAACATCATGGTCGTGGGTGTCAGTATTAACAAACTGGGTGCTGAACTGTAAGTTATATATCCCTGCATTGGTCACAGTGAGCTTGGTTGCCATAGCGCCAGTTAAGGCTCTTGAGGTAACTGTTTGCGACACAGAGACGGTATATGTTCCTACGCCACCGCTTGTACCGGATAACTGGTCAACAACATAGGTGTCGGCAGAAACTGTAGTTCCTGCTATTAACATACCCGGAAAGACAAGCCCTGTTAGCCCAGAGGCTACAGTTAGAACGGTAAGGGCTATTGAGCCTGTGAAGGCAGCAGATCTAGAGCCAACCGATACCCCGCTAGATATGTCTGTAGCTGCAAGACGCATCGGGTATTCAGTAGCTATGCTGCCGCCAGCTTGATTGGTTGTATCGTAGAACGATCCATAGGGCAGAGTAACGGCTAGTCCAGACCCTGAGAACGTGCCGGTAAAGTCTCCGCCTACAAAGTGATCCCCAGTAAACGTAGTGCCGTCAAAAGCACCGCCGGTGAACTGATCCCCTACAAACTCCCCGCCATAGAAGAAGTCACCCCTGTAGGACTGATTAAAGAGAGGAGCATTGGAGTCTAGCTTATTGAAATACAGCTCAATCACTCGAATGAGCTGAAGCATGTACTCCCTGTCATATTCTGGCTTAGGGTTAGGTAGAGGAGACGCTCTGAATGACACCATTGCCATTAGCGTTCTCCGTCTGTCCTGCCATCAAGCCTTGGCGTACCCAATGCCCACTGCGTTCCCAATCCATCAGAACTAATCTTTAGAGCTAACTGCCTAGCCCTAGCCCTAATGAAGATCTGTTCCGTAAATGTATCAACTGTTGCAGAAATGACACTAGCTGAGTCATCAACATTGCTGGCAAAAGATGACCCCGGAAAGTTTCTAGACCTCATTGTGAAGGTTACTTCAGGAGCTACTGCAGTTGAGCTGTCAAAGGAGACATCAGGAATTATCCGTCTGATAAGGGTGAATTTATCCCCTTCATTAATGTCAAAGTCATTTGACTGGATATAGGACTCCATAGGGAGTCCATCATCGTCTATGCCGTCTTCATGGTTTAGCAGAGTCCCGATCTGGGTATCAAAGTCTGTATGCACAGCTTGCGGATGATCTCTCAAAGGAGAGTCCAGCCATGCAGTCCTCTCTATGTTTCCGTAGTACCAGATCTTTTCAAGATGGTTGTAGATAACGTACTTGTCATTTGTCTGGCTGTTTAAACTTGGATACATCCACCAGACCTCATTAAAGCCTTCGTTAGTGCCTGAGATAATTTGCTCGGCTTGATCAAAGTTCATGTCATTAAAGACATAGTTTCTTAATGTTGTTGGCAATGTATCTACTCGACCTGAGTAAGAATAGAACTTATCTCTACCCATCCAGTAGGTAATGTTGTTAATAGTGGCTACGCCCCTACCACTGAGTATTGATATGTTGTCTGCATATTCCTGCAAGGAGAATACGTCTGTTGTTCCTGTGAACTGAAGGGTATACAGATGGGTGTCGGTAAAGACCAAGATTTCCTGCCTTGTTGCCACTGCCCTTATGATTCTAGATCCTCTAGATACAGCCAAGAATCCAGCAGAGGTTGAGGCACTAACGAGCCAATTGGAAGGCTCGTTTTGATTAGCCCATCTTATTAGCAGAGGATTGAATTTGTCTGCAGTTGTTTCGCCATACTCTGTTGCGCCAAACGCAATTAGATGCTTGTCATTCTGAGAGATAAGAATCTGCATTGCTTGGAACGGACACAAGGCAGGGTCAAAGCCATTGGCTGTTGCTACTGCTTGTAAAGATATTGCTCTCTCTGCTAAAGACAAGTCAGCATCTGGGTCGGTCCCTCTTTCCCAGTAATAAATACCCTCATTGCGGATATTCATAATTAGGTCATTATTGAAGTTATCAAACCACCAATCTCTTTGTGGCAGAGCAACTGGGTTGATTGCTCCAGACCCCCACCCCCCACGACTCCAGCCCCCTACCCCCCACCCATACCCGTATATCCCGCCAATGTCGCCAACATCTATCTCATAACTTCCAACGGTAGCCGCTCCTTGGGCTGACTGAATTCCTGTGCCTGTTGTGGTGATATCTATAGCCGCACCGCCAAGAGTTAAAGAGAGTTTGCAGGTTAAGCCAACCGGAGTTATCACATAATACTTTGTGTTAATGACCAGAGGATTTGGCAGGGCAGAGGTTGTACTTACATACAGAACATTATTAAGAACTGGTGTGTATGTAGTAAATGTAATAACGTCTGAAACATTGGCTGTGAAGACATTGGTTGATGCGTCTACAGAGGTTGCCAAAACAGGAAGACCTGTTGTTGGGCTTTTGGCTTCGATGGTGTACTCAGTACCGCTAACAACTGTAGCAATCTTGTAATTCTGATTCAGTACTGCTGCCGTTATATTCCCCCCAAGACCCAATGCTCCGCTAATGGTCACATAGTTCCCGGCAGCGGCTGAAATAGTAGCGTCTGTAACTGTGATTGTGGCTGAACCAGCAGTTGCTAAAAAGGTTACTGCTCCAGCAACAGAAATATCTGCATACGGGGTAATGTCGGAAAGGTTTCCGCCTGCCTCAATATAAACTTTTGCATTGGTCCCAAGACCAAGGAAGTTGTCAGAGAAGGTAGTGATCCAGCCCCACATCTGACGGCAGGTTCCTATCAGGGTATTGGCGGTATATTCTTTCCATCCACCTAATTTCTGTGGATAGCCTGAGTAGAAGCGTACCTTATCACCATCCCACCAGCCGCCTTCGCCGGTGTAATTGGTCTGATCTCGGACAACTCCCGGTCTGAACTGCAGTCTCTGGAATGCCATTATGCGTATAATCCCGGTAGGTATACGGTCTTAATATCCTTCCTGACCGCAGTTAATGCTTGGTTTATCAAGCGTTCTGGATTGTATGATACATGAACCCAGCCGCTATCAGGAATACCTCTTGTGTAGAACTCCAAGATGACCTGTGTGAACTTAAAGTTTTGAGAGATATACGAGGCAAGATCATAATTAGCCATTCCCGGTATCTCTAAATCTGCAGCACATCCAGTCATATGGTCAGAGGTCTTAGAGCCGCCTGTAGCCTCGTTAACAGCCTTGCATCTGTAGCCGCTATTAATCTTAACTCTGCCGAACTTATCTCTAATCGGCTGCAATATCTTCTCGCATAGAACCCGTAGATTCTCTATCTCTGCCTTGGTTGGGATGTTAGGAATGTTTAAACGAAGGGCAGTCTCGCTCTTAACAAGTTCTTCTAGGGTGAAGTTCTTGGAGAGGTTCATTCTACTAACGCCTGCTTTCTAACCCAATCTTGCAACGCCTCTAGCGTTGCTGAGTTCTGATTGCATGAACTGTAATTGGCTGAGATAGTGTCGGCAAGAGTTTGAGCTTCAACGGGGGCTGCATCAGCAGTTCCGGTGGCTTGGGAAAAGGGGTCTGCTGCGGCATCGTGGAACAGCCTGAAATCACCAGACAGAGAAGTAGTAGGAATCTTGGCATTTGTCAGTACCTCGCGTGACTTGGTTTGTATCTTTGCTACCGTATTTACATACTCTGTGGTCACTTGGTCTGAAATAACGACCTGTTCCTTGATAGCTGCGATGGTATGTACCTGTGAGTCGATTACAGCCTGCTGGCACGAACTTACGCCTATTTTGTTACCCAAGTATAGACCGCTACCGAATATCGTCACAGCGATGATTGTAGCGATGGTGATTTTGGTAGCCAAGGGAAGCGCCAGCAGAAACATCTTATTATTCCCTATTGATTAGAGCAATCTTCTCCTGCCCTCTACTGTGTGCAGAAATCCCAACTATTGCTCCAAAACTCATATGAAATACCCCTGCCCCTTGTAGGGTTAGGGGAGTCCATTGCTCAGGATGAATCGTCATCCATAATACCGGAAAGACAGCAAAGTCCAGTATGCATATCAGAAGGTACAGCCATGCAGCGGATGGTCTCCACCTCGTAACAAACCAGCTTACGTTATTAGCCACACTAGAAAGCCAATAATCAGTATCACCAACACGCTCCGCTTCGAACCCTTAATCAGATCGAGTAATCGGTCTGTTGCCGAGTCGGTCTTAACAATAACCTCATCCACTTTAGTGACTACCTTCTTCGCTTTAATGGTCATATATCACCCAATTTACCAGAGAACCACTATTAATATTCCTGCCGTAGTGTCTGCCAAAATAGTTGAAGCCATTTATATCTCCTTTACACTTTATGCTTGGAATAAGGACACCCAGCAAACAATTCCTGCTTCTCTTTTACAATATGGTAAGTATTGTTAAACGTCTCATTGAAAGGTCTAGCTCTGGAAGTGTATTCTTCCTTGGTTATCAGATGCCTTTTTATTACCACCTCCCTCTCAGAAAGAGGGAACAGATGAGCTATTGGCTCTCCAAACGGAATCATAAATGACTTTGGCGAAGACAAATTAAGCCCAAGCTGTATATGCGTCGCGCGCGACTGATTGAACTGCGAGACACCGGGAAACATCTTTACATCCGCTAAAACTGTTGATCCGTATATTGGCGGAGACCATAGCCATTTCACTGACTCCTTGCAATGAATTAGCCAAGGACTCTCTAGTTTAAGATGCCCTAGTTGAGATGCAGTAAAGAATCCTCCTACCTGATCGTCCGGGTGTACTTGTGCGGCGCAGTTAGGGTTAGAGAAAATCCACGCATATGACTTATCTTCGTTAATTGTTATTAACATATCAGACCACATAGGGATGGTTATAGCCCCCATGAAGTATTCGCGTATAGCTGGGCAGTCCTTAGTATTCCTAGTCGGCACAGATTCCGTTGCGAGATCCCGTTTTAGCCCCTTCCACCACTTAGGCGTATGCTTCATAGAGCTTTCAATTGGAGCGGTAGTTAGCAATAGCTCGTCATAAGTGAATACATCTAAAACCAGCTTTGGACGCATAAACAGAAACATGTTGCTTAGTCCCGCCCTATTACCGCAATAGTTGAAGCCATTTATATCTCCTTGTACCCTTAGTTAGTCACGCCCTATTGCAGCTACCTTAGTTGTGTTTAGTAGAAGCTGTTGACTAGACTCATTAGCCTTAACCATCTCGTTCCTGAATGACTCTACAGCCGCACCAGTCTGCCTTTGTTGTTGGCTATTCTCAATCAACAGCATTGGGGTCCAGCAAAAGGCACAGTCTCCATTAGATACTGTCTCACCAGTCTGAGGATTTGTACCTTGTACATGCACCCAGAACCGGCATTTGACCAGCTCACCATCTTTAATAGCGCCATCCTCGATGCACTCAGTACCCATCAAAGGGCATAAAATTTTAGCGTCTTTAGCCATTAGTCTTTAGCTGCAATAATGAAGTCGTAGAATTTAATATTTTGGGTAAGCGGGTGGTCATGCGATCCACTGCCCCCCGTTGACTGCGTTTGTACCGTAACAAAATTGGAGACAGGGCGACCTGATGATGCCCCCGCAGCGCCCGATGTAGTTGTTTCAGGGTATCCGTGGGTGTGTGCTGGCATCTGGGCTATGGTCAACGTAGTACCCCCAGTAACTGTCTGTGCGTTCCATGTACTAAATGCTACAGAACCACCACTTGGAGTAACTGATCCAGTAACAAACCTAAGAATAGAATCGTTGATAGCCGCAGTTGTATCTTTAGTCCATCCAGTAGGAGCTGCTGTTTGCTGAAAACTCATGCGTGTACCAGAAGCAAAGGCAGGTGGATTAGCCGTTGAAGCCCACGCTGTGCCATTAGAAGTTAATACATTACCTGTTGTGCTTGGGGCTACAGCCAGTAATGGGGAAGTTCCGTTACCTATCAACACGCTATTTAAAGTCAGAGAGGATGACCCCGTACCCCCGTCAGCTACAGCCAAATCAGTAATCCCTGTAATTGTCCCGCCAGTTATTGTGGCAGAGTTAGTGGTCATTGATGTTAAGGTTGCTGTGCCAGCAGAAATAGACACTGAATTTGAATCTTGAACAGCCATACTGCCAAGACCTAATGATGTTCTGACTGTAGCTCCTGATTCAGCTACCCAGTTAGATCCATCCCCAACTATGAAATTATTGTTTGTCTTGGCTAACCCAGAGATATCTTGGAGACCAGCATTGTATGCTTGAACGTCTGTTCCTATGGCTAGACCGAGACTCGTTCTAGCTGCGCTGGCACTCGTTGCATTGGTTCCACCAGAAGCAATTGGCACTGGGTTGGTAAAGGTTATTGTTCCAATCTCTGCGGATGTAAGATAACTAAGCTGCTCTATTACATTAGTTCCATCTACATATAGCAGAGCTTTTTTGCCATTAGGAATTGTTATTCCAGTGCCGCCTGATGTCTTTACCCTAATGCTCTGACTCCCGGCTGTATCATTGTGGACAACGTATGTCTTCTCTATGGTCGGGACTATTAAGTCCCTAGTAGCAGTAAGGGTTGTAGACACATCAGTGTCAACGTACAAGAATAAGTTTCTTGCATCCTGACTAGAGTTTGATTCGGTAAGAGTAATTGTCTTATTTGCATCGCTGGTGTATTCAACCACGCCACGACCAACGATAGCCTGCTCCAGTCCATTTTCAAGGTTACTGTTTGTAGTAACTCCCCATTCATTAACCTGTTCGCCCGTAGCAATCAGTTCAATTTTTAGATTTGGTGTATATGTACTTGCCATGATTTATCCTTTATTTCCAAACTTCAATTGGAGGGGTAGCCCAAACCAGATCACCTGCAGTTGGGTAGACTGCTATCTTTCTAATCTCGTTACGGTAGGTTATGAACTCATCCTGATTAGCTAGGTACGGGTCATTTACTACAGGATTAGCTATGTCAGGTATGGTTGTCCAGTCGGTATTGGCAAGCAGTTGAGATGCGGTGGTTTTATTCTGCTCTGCTGTAGGAGGGACTGGAGGAGGAGGGGTATTAGCCACCGTCCAAGCAGCCATTGCGTTATCCGCCCACTCAGGTAGGACCGTTATATCTTCATTAGGCTGGTCAACATACTCAATCCAGCCAGCAATATCTTGCCATTGAAGAGCGTGTACATTAGATGGAGTTCCTTCCCATACCAACCCTAAATAACTTATTTCGTCCTCATAAACAGCGCCATCGGAAGGGATAATTGTTAATTTCATATTTAATCCTTAGTCGCAATAATTACATCAACATACGCTACCGCTAAGTTAATTGCTGTGCCTGTAAATCCTGCGGCAGAATGAGAGTGCGATCCCCCGCCTCCAGAAGTTTTTGTAGTGGGGTTATAGGCATTATTCCCATTCCCACGATTTGCATTTATAAAATTAGCATTAAAACTAGCTCCGCTATCATTCTGGTAAAGATGAGAATGACTTGGTATGTCTGCTGTTGCCAAAGTATAAGCACCAGAAGCCCCGTTTGTCCCTGTAACAGCCTGACTAGAAAATGCTGTAGTAAACGCTACAGAGCCACCAGTGCTTGCAGCGCCAGTGACAACCCTTAATGCTGAATTATCATTAGTTAAAACTTTGGTCCAGCCTGTAGGGGCAGCGGTCTGTTTAAATACCATTGCAGTACCAGCTGGGATTGGTGAGTATGAGGTGTAGTTTTCTGTGGTAATAAATGTATGTGGACCAGATTGTACGCCACCTTCCAATCGTGAATATTTAGGCGGACCCCAAAACGGCATGATAATCGTTTGATTATAGTATGTTGCGCCATCGCCATGATTGCTTACCCAATATCCAGCCCAGCCACTATACCCAGCAAATGTACCAGAGGTTTGGTAGTAAGTACCATTAGAAGATCCATAACCAACAATATTTAATGCGTTTGTATTTGTGGCGGTTGTCGCTGTCGCAGCGTTACCAGAAGTGTTCTGATTAAGTGTGGGAAAGTCTGCTGCTATGGCTATAGTCAGTGCGCCAGTTGTGGTTGTACTCTTTAATATGCCGGTAGCTAGGGCTGAAGTCCCTAGTGAGTAATCAGTGCCACTTGTTCCAGCACTTACAATCCCAGACACATTACTGCCCTTCAACATGCCTGTTACTGTTGTTGTTAGGGTTATAGCTGGAGTAGTAGTAGCCGTGGCTACTGTGCCAGCAAAGCCGTTGTTTGATACTACTGAGACTGAAGTTACAGTGCCTGTAGCCCCCGCAGCATTGCCATTTAACTTCTGTATTGCCTGAAGAATGGTATCTGTAGCCGCTACTGTCCCTGCCCCTGATGTGTATCCAGTTAAGACCTTGCCTATAACCGCTGAGTTGGTTAGGGTGGCTGCGTTACCTACAGAGGTGGCTTCACCCGTTAGGTTAGCATTGGTGGTTACGTTACTAGCAGTAAATGCTGTAGCTGTGCCGGTTATGTTAGTTCCTACTAACGCACTTGGAGTGCCTAGATCTGGCGTTACTAGAGTAGGGCTTGTTTCCCTTACAAAGACCCCAGTACCTGTGCCTGTATATTCAGCAGAGGTAGAGTGAAAATACTCCGCAGTAGTTCCGCCTTGTAATCCAGCCAAGTCATTATGTAGATTAGCCAGAGGCGTATTAACGTGGGTATTTCTATCTTCGCCATTGTAGGTAAGCGATATAGTCCTAGTGTGATCTGAAGTAACAAAGCCAAGAATACCCATCTTTG